AATGTTCCGCTAGTGTTGTTTTCATCGTTTAATTAACCTCTATCTAATTAGCCACGGAAAAGACTGTCTTTATTGTCAGCCGCTGTTTCTTTACCAGCGCCTTTCTCATTTGACATTTTAGTTGCGTCTTTAGAACCTGGTTTATTAACGTTACCGCCATCGTGTTCTTTAGCTGTTGGTGCTGGACGACCTTTTTCGTCTGCGCCTTGTGCTAAGTTTGATGCTGTACCGCCCATATCGTTTTTGCCAGCTACTGTTGATTTTGCGTCAGCGCCTTGCTCTGATGTTACAGGAGCTGGTGCTTTTTCAACATATTCACGCACTGTTTCTAATTCTTCTTCAGCTGATTCAGGAGCAAACATTTCTTCTGCTTCTTCTTCACCTTCTTCTTCTGCTTCTTCGCCTGCTTCTTGACCTTTTAATTCGTCAAATTTAGCTTGAAGTTCGTCAACGATTTCTTCTAAGTCTTGAAAAAGTTCTGCTTCGTCTTTTTCGCCTTCGTCTTCGTCATTGTCAGCATCTAATTCTGCTTCTAAGTCGTCAGTTGGGTCACCGCCCATTTCGTCAGCTTCTACTGGAATTTCTTCAAAATCTTCGTTGGTTTCTTCATCTGAATCTTCGTCTGTAGCTTCTTCAACTGCATCTTCATCAGATTCTTCAGTTGCTTCATCTACTTCGTCTTCATCTTTTTCTTCTGTAGCTTCTTCGACTTCTTCATCTTTTGTTTCTTCTTCGATTTCAGATTCGATTAAATCTTCATAGATTTCTCTTGATTTTGCTACTACGAATTCGTGGAATAGTTCTTCTGCTTTGTCTTGCTCGTCATTAACAAGATGTTCTAACATCTGTTCGAGTGTTTTTTTATCTGCCATGTTTTTCTCCTTAAAAAAATTAATGGTTTGGCTGTCGTCTTATATTTAACACGTAGTTTATTTATTGTTGTTAAATGGTACTTTTTTGAATCGTTTTGTCTGTATATATAGTATCTTGGAAAAATTCTATAAATTCTTGATATGTGATATGTTTGAGATTTGATAATTTTGGACCTAGTTTATCTGGAATGAATGCTCCTTCCTGAATCACCCTTTTAAATCTTACATTACTAAACTCTTTTATTGTTTTTTCTGTTTGATTTAACCAATTTCCGAAATAAGTTGCTGAATCTGTTGATTTTTTGTAGTTAAATGTGTCAGCATACACATTGTTAAATTTACCATCATCTCCTTGATAATCAAACCCAAGAATATAAATTTCTTGATGTCCTTCACGGCAAGCGTGCCAAAGTGCTGTTGGTCCTGAACTCCATCCTTTGTGAGGTGAGAAAAAATTAATTCTATTTTTATCTTTTATACCTTTATTGGGATTGGTCCACACTTCGTTTGATAAATGATACCCAGAATTTATAATTTCATTAACCATTTTAACATCTACAGCTATCAAAACGTGAGGATCAAACTCTCGATATTGAGCATTACATCCGTAGACTGTTCCTAGAGTTAATAGAGATTTAGGATTTATAGCAAGACGACTTTTGCCATTTCCTATTACAAATGCTGGTTTAGGCTGATGTTTGGTCTTCAACTGGATTTGCGTACATCTGTTGTATGAAACCCAGCTCTGATTTATGTTCTGCTTCGTGAGCTTCTGATTGTAATCGAAGTTGATTAATTTGACCCAACGTTAATCTAATTTTGCGAGTATCATCTTTGTGAATAACATTACTATCGTTAGCATTGTTATATCGTCGATCAACTGCAAAATCGTTGTTATTATCGTTAAAGTATAAAAATTCTTTTAGAAGCATATTATTATTTATATTATTGAGCTGGAGGTTCAGTGGTTGTTTCTTCGCCAGCGGCTCCTTCTTCTGCCGCGGCCGCCATATCTTCAGGTGCTTCTGCTGTTTGATCAGCCATATCATTTGCCATACCTCCAGGAGTAACTCCTGCTGTACGTAATTCTTTGCCTGCTTCAGAAGTACCTTGTAATCCCGATCCGTTTTCTTCACCCCATAGCCGTTCGTTTTCTGCAATTTCATCAGCAGTCATTCCTAAGAATCGTTTCAATGCGAACCGTTTAGATAGATAAGGAACTTCTGCGATCGCTGTGTATAAGTTAGCACGTGTCGCATCGAGCTCTGCTTGTCTATATGCCGCGAAGTTCTGTGGCGGATTAAATTTTAATTCGAACAAACTCGAATCAATATTAACACCTTGATCGTATAACCAAAGTTTAAATTCTTGGTCAAATGTTTCAATGATCATAGATTGCAATCTTTCACAATATTTGTTGAAACGTAGCTCTTGGATATATGCTGTACCTACCTTTCCGTCTGCTAGAGTGTTCGCAGAATCGTCAATTGCTGTAGGAAGATAGCTACTTGGTATGCGTAAAGCACGGAATAACTTGTTGGTAAAGTATCTTAAATCTGTGATCTCACCTAGGTTAGTACCACCTGGCAGTGTTTCAACTTTAGATCCACGTCCTTCTGCTGTCTGTGGAAAGAAGTAATCTTCATTAGTCGATAATGGATTGTATGATGCATCAACTACTGATTGTCCTCCACCTGTAGCACTAGGAATACGTCTTTGTTGAATCTCGTTTTTAACACGTTCAACAAAACTCATAGCCATGTGTGCTGGCATATTACCTACATCAACATAAAAAATCCTACGTTCAGGTGCTCTTTGAATACGATAGATGATGATAGCATCTTCTAATAATTCTTTCTGTTTGTAAACTTTGAATACAGATTCTAATAACGAGTTACCAAATGGATAGTTGTTATCTAATCCTTCGCTTAATGAAATATGCACAACGTCTTTTGCATCTACTGTAATTTCGTTTGGTTGATTGCTAAATCTACTACCTGTCTGTCTAGCAACTTCTCCAACCATTCCTCGACCAAACCCGCCACCTGTTGTATAAGCACTGGTGCCGCTAGGAGATGTGTTTGATGTACCATGAGGAGTTACTGCTATTAACTCTTTGAAATTAAAGTTAACATCTTTAATCACATACTGTTCAGGAATCTTACCTTCTGATTCGTTTACAATAATTTTGGTAACTTTAGATTGATCTACATATAACCATTTTTTAGTCTCTGGATCTCGAACAAAAAAACAGTCTCCGTATTTGAATGTATTACGAACCACACGGAAAATTCTAGTTTCAAATTGTTGCTGTTTGACCCATTTTTGAAGACTTTCTTTTAAAAGTTTTACTTCCGTAGCAGTTGGAGCACCACGGAAGTAAGTGTGAAAAGGAGTAGCGTTCTCCTTATCTTTCTGAGTACAAAACTCAGCAAGAATATCTAATGCGGCATTGACCTCTGAATCCATGTCCATGGTGTCATACTGCATATATCTTTCAATACGGTTAGGTGCACCAGCATAAACATCTGGCAGATAACTCGAATAGTTTGAACGTGCAGGACCTGCTCTACCGCCACCACCGACGGGACTCATCGATCCTGATTGATTTCCTGTATTAACAGGTGTAAAAAACTTTTTCCAACTCATACGCTATTTTCCTATTAGGCAAACATATCTGCACTTAGACTTCGTTGTACCTGTAATTGTGCTCCTGATACTCTTAACAATGCATCAAGTTTAGTATTTAATGCGGCTAATAATTCATTACTGCTTTTTTGATCTCTACCTGATGTATCTGCTACTGTTGCTACAGATTCATCGCTAACTGGTTGTTTTCCTGCTGATTCTTTTTTTCCTGCTTCTTGTTTAGCTTTTTCATTTTTAATTTTTTCTTTTTCTTCACCTTTTGCTTCCATATCTTTTCTTGCTTGTTCTTTAGGTGCTAAACCGCTATTCTGTGCTTTTAATTCTTGTCCTAAAAGCGATACAGTGTCCGCAGTATTATAGTCTACACTCTTTTTCCTCTCGTTGTCAAGAGCTTTATTGGTAGATTCTAAAGATTTTAATTCTTTATTTTTTATAGTTTGTTCTTTTTTATCAGTATCTCGATCTCTTTTGATTCCTTTTTTGCGATCTTCTACATTTTCTGCCATCCGGTCCTTGATAAATGTTGCATTATCTCTTGCGTTCTTTACATTCTCTTCTATGTCACCCTTGACTATTTCTATCTGATCGGACAGATCAATACCAGGTATCCAATCTAATACCTGGTAAAATCCTAATTTTAGCAAATTGAAAAATCCTTTAAATCCTTCCCACCATATTTTCATTCCTGATTTAATTACATCAAGATCGCCCCCGAAGTCCTCGAATACTTTATAAAGAGCATAGGTACCAGCAACAACCAAAGCCGCAACTGCCGCGAACGGTGCTAATGCCACTAATACTCCCATCAGAGATAATGCTTCTGTTCCTTTTAGTGCCGCTACTATTCCTGTGATAGCACTATATGCGAGCATAGCACCTTTTAATACAAGAAATCCTAATGCTATATCTCCCAATAGTCCTCCATATTCTTGAAAGATAGGAATAATGTTATTCATGACAATATTAGCTATGGTAGAAAATGCGTCTATCATTACTGGAAGAATTCCGCTGTCGGCTAATGCTACCATAAATTCGTTACTAAAACCAGCTAGTGCGGCTTTAGATTCTTGTACAGATTGATTAAATGCATCTGTTTGTGCCTGTGCTTCTGATTGGGCCTTAGTGGCATTTATTACTCCATCATACTGTATTCCTAATGCCGCTGTCATAGCATTAGTTGTTCCTGCAAACTCTGCAGAATAGGTACCTGCAATTTTAATTTGTTCAGCATTTTGTTCGGCTTCAGATCTCATTAGATTATTCAATCTATTTCTTTCTTCTATCGTTAATTCCTCACCTCTCTGCATTTTTTCTCTATACTGAGATAACAATGCCGCCGACTGTGGCAAGAACGCTAATAGTTTTTGATTCTCTTCTGTAGTAGCAGTTCCGGCCGCTAGAATGTCTTTTGAAAAATTTTGTAATCCTTCTGGTAACCCTTGTACAGTAGCTAGGAAACTTTCACGGACCTCTTTTTGCAGGCCGATCATAGATGCTTGGAACTGTGCGTCTTTCAATAGTCTTTCACGTTCTGCTTCTTTTGCTTTGCGTTCTTGGCCTGTAATTTTTGCCAATGCATCCATCTCTTCGAGATAATCTTTTGACCCTTTAACCAAGTCAGCATTAGTCATTCTATCTGAAAGGCCTTGCATTCTTAACTGCTTGGCATAGTTAGCAAATCCTTGATTAATGTCTTGTGTGGAATAACCTAAGGCAAAAAGATCTTGTCCTGTGCGTCTTAATTCTTGTGATATATCTGCAAATCTTTTTGCACCAGTTGAAGTTTCTCCTCCTAGTGCTACTAAAGCCTCTCCATTAGATGCTAAAAAACTACCAAATTGATCTAAGGTCATTCCTGCTTGACTAGCAGATCTGCTGAAAGTACGGATACTACCGTCGAATGTGGCTCCTGACGATGCACCTGCTACAAGTGCGTCTGCCGCAGATGTTGCCGCAGATGCGACAGCACTAAAAGCGGCTCCTACTATCGGAATGTTAGAAAATACTCCAGCGGCTGAAGTTAAGCTATCGCCGACATTGGCAAAATCACTTACCAATTTTATAGAGTAGGTACTAAGTTTATATAATGCACCGGTAGCAATACCTGAGGCTTTGCTTAATCTATCAAAAGATTGGCTCTGTTTCTGTTGTTTTTCAATTAATTGTTTAGTAGATTTAGCTTGTGCAGAAGTTCCACTGCCACCTCCGGATCCACCACCACTGCCACCTCCGGAACGCATTAGATTGACTAATTCACGGAGAGTCGATTCACTAGCGGCGTTTT